TCGGTGCGATATTGCGCGTCTGGTATTTGCAGGATCATGATGCGGACTTAATAACCCGCTCAATTTCGGCAAGTTCTTCTGGCGTTATCCGCAAATAAATCTCGCCTCCGCCAGCATCTTCCGTGACCATCACCGCGCCGCTCAAGCATCTGAGCATTTCGTCGCGCTGCGTGGTAATTGCATTCAGCTCACTTGTTGATACAGCCCACATATCATCCCTGCAAAATGCAGGATTTTTTTCGTCAGTAGAATAGTAAAGCGGCCTCGTAGCTAATTTGCTAATACAAACTGTTGCCATTTTATTGCTCCTTGGTGGTTGTTAGGTGCTGGCGGACTGTAGCTTATTCAGTTCGGCAATGCACCGCCGATGTGAGACAGTATAGCGATATTTATCCGCCCGTCAATAATTTTTTATTGTTTTTTAAAAAAACACACAAATGTTTTTAATTGTGATACGATGCGTCATTGGAGGAATAAATGATTAGCAAAAAGAAAGTAATTAAATCATTCGGCGGAACAATACCGGAAGTATCAATAACTCTAGGTATGTCGCAGCAACGAATAATCGCGTGGCACGATGAAATGACCAAGAGAGAAATTGACGGCGTTATTGCGGCTCTAGTTCGCCAGCAGAATAGCAACGGGAAGACGGATGAAATGTTTTATATTCAAGGATGGTTATTAAAATGACCCCACAATATATTTACGTTGCCTTGTTTAGAATCGGTCTGGTTGAACGGCGGGTTATGCGTCAATTTAACAACTGAGAGGATATTCGATGTGGCCTTTTAACACTAAATGCGAGCATCCATTATGGGCGCTGCAAACACAGAAAGAGCAAACGGTAACGATTGCCGATGAAGATTTTGAACACGTCGATTATCACTTTCAATGCTCGAAATGCGGTGCGCATATTACAAAGAGCCACGCAAGGACGATAGGAGGCGTGAGCGCATTTATGGAGCGCGGCAGGCAGCGGATGAAGGCGCATAACGTTCAAATTGAGGGGCAGCCCGCTTTTGGGGCGTCGCTCTCGAATGCAGGGTTGGACAACTTTGGAGACGACATGAAACTTACAAAAGCACAGGAAAGAGCAAAAGAAAAACTTACTAACGAATGGCAATGCGCATATACATTGCAAGAGAGCATCCCAACGCTTGAGGGGCTTGTACGCAGAGGTGTTGCAATAACGAAACGCGGCGGCGGTGTAGGTGTCATGTTTTCTCCGAGGACAACGATAACCTACAAATTAAAGGTGTCCAACGTAGAGTAACGAAACTGGAACGAACCCCGTTGGCGCGCAGTCCCGTGGAGCCGAAGGCCGGAACGAACTTGAGCGCCGGGTTGGGCGGCAATTAATAACACGGAGGCGAGCATGAAAAGAAGCACAACACTTGGATTGATGGCCGCGATGGCAATGCTTGCCACCCCGGCGCTGGCAGGCAATGCCAAGCGGAGAGAGCCAGACTGGTGGGGTGATGCAAAACACCCAGACAACAGAGGGCGGAGCGCTGAGAAGAATGCAGCGGCTTTAGCCAAGGCCGAGGAGAAGCGGAAAAGGCGGGCTGCAAAAAGGGCTGCGCTCTTGACGCCAAACGTGGAGTTAACTCGGCTGGCCGTAGGCCAGTCCGGTGGAGCGAAGCGGAACGAAAGTTGAACGTAAGGTTAGGTTGCTGAACGAAGCGGCGGCGTTGAAAGTGGAAACGCAGTCGGATATGCGATTGGATAGCTCACTGGCAAGAGCGGCTGACAGTACGCTTGGATCGATACCATAGCTGCGCATATTCGGGGTCAGCAGTTGGAGTAACGCCCAACCCGCTTCATTGAGCAACCTAACGTAAAGTTAACCAGCCCGCCGACCACGGCAGGCGCAACGGAGTAAAGAACATGGAAAACCAAGAAGCTAAAATCAAAGCACTTATCGGCCTGTCCCTCTTGAGCGTAGGGTTGTGCGCCTGCTCGGTGGAATCGCAAGACAAGCAAGACAAGCCGGAAATAAAGCAGTGTGCGGATGCTGGTGGAATTCCGATTCGCTCAGTATGGGATGAAAGAATGCTGGCTGGATGCACTTTCAAACCTGCCGCAAAATGAAGGCGCACAACGTAGAGTTAACCGGCTCCGCGCTTTTGCGGAGTCCGGGTTGAACGGCGGGTTATGCCGGTTTTGAGGTGAATATGAGCATAGAACTTTTGAACATGGACTGCATGGAATACATGGCAGGTTTACCAGACAAGGCTTTTGATTTAGCGATTGTTGATCCGCCTTATGGGATAGGTGAAAACGGCGACATGAATGCAAGCCGGGGAAAGCTGGCGGTTGCGAAAGATTACAAGGCTTTTGCTGGTGGTGATGCGGAAGCACCCCCCGTTGAGTATTTCAACGAACTGCAGCGCGTGAGTAAAAACCAGATTGTGTGGGGAGCGAACCACTTTATTGACCGCATAGCAAAGCCAAGCTCGTGCTGGGTAGTTTGGGACAAGGTTACGGGAAACACAGATTTTGCGGACAGCGAACTTGCGTGGACGAGCTTTAAAACAGCGGTGAGGAATTTCCGGTTTCAGTGGAGTGGGATGCTGCAGGGTGACATGAAAAACAAAGAGGCGCGGATACACCCCACCCAAAAGCCCGTAAAGCTCTACGAATGGCTTTTAACGAACTACGCCAAGCCGGGGCAACGCATCCTGGACACCCACGGCGGCAGCATGAGCATAGCCATAGCCTGCCACAACCTCGGCTATGACCTGACGCTGTGCGAACTGGATGAAGACTACTACAACGCAGGCGTGGCGAGATTCGAGCAGCACAAGGCGCAAGGGATCCTGTTTATTCCCGACACGCCAAGGGATGCTTACGAACAAACGGACTTCCTTGCCAGTGCGCAAGGGTGTGGGGCATAACGTTGAATTGAGCAGCGGTGCGCACACTGCACCCGAAACGGAGAAATGAATATGGAAGAATCACTGAACGTAAACAAGGCCGCTGGCGCACCGTCTGAGTTGAATGTAGGGTTAGGCATTGGGAGTTGGACAGAAGAGACTCTTTGCGATGGCGAGGACACGCTGTACGTACTGCGCGTTGAAGACGGCGGGCGCATTACCGTACTAGATCGCATGACGGGGTTCGGCGTGCGCGACATCGAAAGCGGATACAAGGATAAGGACGGTAAGTTCTGGCTTGCCAGCGGGAATTGCGATGTGCGGAGTAACGATGGATTCACCGTCGCGCAGGCGATTGACTGGATCAAGGAACAGGCGAACACTTGTGTTGCTGCCTAACGTTTGAATTCAGCGCCGGGCCGCTCTTTTGCCCGTGCGCTGGAATGATGGGTTAGGCTGAACTTTAAGGAGAAAATATGAACGTACACGGATTTGAAATAACCGACGATCAGCAAAATGCCTGCATCATGGCGATGAAAAAGCGGTTTAAAGCCAGCGATATTGAACTTGTGGCGATACAGGCCGGAGTACCTCGTTACCATGACAGGAATGGTATTGCGCATAGAGTTGCTGACCGAATCATTCAGCGGCAACGCAAGGCTGGGGCAATTAAGAGGGACGGGAAGAACTGGTTGCCTAACGTGTAGCTAAGGGGCTGCGCGCTTTTGCGCAGTCCCATTTGAACGCCGTGTTAGGCACGGCTTAACAACGAAGAAAGGAACTAAAAATGAAAGCAGCGCTTGGAGTTGCAATGATGATCGCAGGAGTGGTATTCGGTGTTTACGCTGGCTTGTGGTGGGCATTCATCGGCGGAATTGTGGACGTGATAAGCGCCATCCGTGCTCCCGAACTTGTGGCGATGGATGTGGCAATCGGAGTAGCGAAAGTAATGTGCGCCGGAGTAATTGGAGGCGTGAGCGGGATCATTGCGGTGTTTCCTGGCTATGCGCTATTTAAGAGTGCCTAACGTGGAGCTAAGGGGCGCGGCGCTCCCAAGCTTAGATTGAAAAACCACGCCGTTCGCCGCGTCCCGCTTGAGCGGAAAGTTGTGCGGCTCTATGATCGAAGAAAGGAATCAAAATGGCGGGAAAACAAACAAGCGGATCGCAGGACAGGACAATCGCAAACGCGGAGAGCGATAGAACAATATGTGATTTGCTGGACATAATAGAAGATCTTGACGAAAGGCTGGATAAGGCAATAAGTCGATTGGAAGAAAACGGAATAACCGCGAGCGACATATGACGCACAACGTAATATAGACACCCTAAATAACCCTGCAAATGCACCTTTTATTTCCGCAACCAATTGAATTTAAAGTGCAGTTACAAACTAAAATTGTCGAGTTTTGCGACAAAATAAGTAATTTA